CTTTTCTATCTTGGTTTTGGTTTTAACTTGGACTTTGTAAAGTGTGTTGTTGTATTGAAACAGTACGTCAGCTTCCGCTGAGTGAGGAACTAAAAGAACTGTGTCAGAAATTTGAGAGAGAAGTGATGCTACGAAATACTCGCCAGAACGACCAACCCGTTCTGTGGTTCTTGACATGGTTTACTGTGGCACAGGTTGCTCTATTGGTTGATCTTCTCTTAATGGGCTTGTTGCTGCAATTATATTCACTACTCTTCTGACTGCTAAAGTAGAATTAATATCTGTTGTGGCTAATTGTTCTAATTTTTTTACAGATTGTTCATCTGTAAATATTTTAGCCAAATCTCTCATAGTTTTTTCACCTAAATAATCTGCATATTTACTAGCAAACTTAACCCTCCACATAAAAGAACCTATTTGTGCTGTGGTTTGTGGTAAATTTTTTGTGCTAGGTGCAATTTTCGGATCGTTTACATTGGCTAATTTTGCTGTTCTCTTCAAAACCTCATTAAATCTATCAAAACCTAATAATAACTTATTTGGATTAACATTATTTGCTTCAGCAACGCCTTTCAATACTGCGTTAAAATTATTTTGTTGTGCTTTACTTCCAGCCAAAGCTTTATATAAATCAAAACCAGATTTAAGTGATTCTCCACCCTCTTTAGGAAGAAACGCTTTGTTAGCAGCATTTTCTACATAGGCTCTAGCGATACTGGGAAATGCTGTTTTATCTTCTTTGTTCAATAACTTATAAGTTTTTGTTATATCAGCAGCATTGTTTTTTGTATCATCAAATACAAATGCTTTTACTTTTGCTGGCGTTACTCCTTTCCCTAATGCTTGTACGTTATCTAAAACAGGTTCTACTAACTCCTTAGACAATCTTGCAAATGTATCTTGTGCGTTTTTATAGTCAATATTTGTTCTAAGTTGATTATCTAAATTGTTTAAGATTCCAGTTCCATCATCATTGAATAATACAAACCTACCCTCTTTATTTATAAATCTCCTATCATCAGCTACTCCCATTTTAGAATCTGCAATACTTTCTCTAAATTCTCTCATCGCAGAACTTAATTTATTTATATTAGTTTCAGGTATGTTTTTATCAACATCTTTAGTTAATCTGGTTTTTAAAGCTTCTAATTTTTTAATATTGGGATTATTTCTAGGAAATGTTTTTATAGTTTCGTCAATTTGATTTAGTACGTTTTGTACTTGAGCTTCATCTATTTTAGATACATTTGATACTATGTAACCAGCATTTTCAGCTTTTATTCTTCTCGTTTGTTCTGCTGTTTTAATTGCTTTGTCTGCGGTAACACCAATATTTTTATAAAGTTGTCTTACACTTTCAGGTCTTTCTATTATTTCATCCAACAACTCTTCTGCAACTTTATTTATTTGTTGTGGTCTTTGTTTAATGTAGTTATACATTATGTCTCCACCCTCTTTAGAGCCGTAAACGATCTGTCCAACACCTTGTAAAATTTTATTTTCAATTAATTCTGGTGCTGTAAGATTTATACCAATGTCTTGAGCTTTAGCTTCTACTGCTTTAGCTAATGCAATTTGTTCATCAGGAACACCTTTCATAATTTCTTTTGCATATTTTTGAACTCTTGAAGGGCCTAGCGCATAACCAGCAGCCAAACTAGTTGCTATGGTTAAAGGTAGTGCTTGTACTGCACTAGCCCCAGCTTGTTCTTGTGCTTCTTGTACAGCTCCACCAGTAGCTCCAACACCAAGCCCAACTCCAGCTGCTTTGGCTGTTCTTGCAAAAACACCTCCTGGTGCAGCAAATTCTCCTATTGTTTCTGCATATTCTCCAGGTACGGTCTGTGGTTGATATTGTGTTACCGCTTCAGCACCAGGTATTTGTTCTACCAATCCTGTTAATTGTTCATAGGTAGGCATTGTTCTTAAACCATAGGTAGGTCTTCTTGCTCCCATACTTTCCATCAAAGAAGCTATACCTTCTTGTGCCATAGAAGGTAAAGCAGCTAAACCTATTAATCCTTTAGCTGCGCCTCTAGCACCACCCCTAGCTATGTCTGTAAGTTTTTGAGCTGGAGTTAATTCTGGCTGTGGAGCTGGTTGTGAAACTGGAGCTGGTTGTGAAACTGGAGCTGGTTGTGCTCTAAGCTTTACAATTTCATTAGCGAGAATTTTTGCAGCTTCAACATCACCAGCTTTATCTGCATTTATTAACGCTGCCTCTAGTTCTTTTAAGGTTGCCATTTTATTGTGTATATTCTTTTACCAACTGATCTATGTCAGTTGTTGTGCTGACAGTTGGTTGTGCAAAAGGATCGGCAAATACTGGTAATGTTTCAAATTGATTTACTTTATTCATAAAATCTTCATCACCCGCATTTAATCTTCTTGCAATGTCAACAGCAGTTGTATATTCACTTGATATTCTTCTTGCAACATCTTTCATAACTGCAATTTTTTGTTCTGCGTTTACACCTTTAGATAAAATATCTAAAGCATTTTGAAAATCTCTGTCAGAAAGACCCCTTCCCTCTTGTCCTCTGGCTGCTGCAAAAGTAAAGGCTAAATCTAAAATTTGAGACTCTGCAACTGCTGAAGCATCAGAAACTCTTTGAATTTCATCTGTAAAGTCTGTTCCCTCTATGGAAACTGCTTTTTCTTTTAAATTTTTGTAAATTGGATTATTTTTATTTTTAGACCCAATACTAACAAAACCTTCAAGATTAGATTTTAAAAACTCAATAGCATTTGCGCCACTTGCAACCAACGTGTTTGCAACTTCTGGATTTGTGGCAATATCATTTGCTAATTTACTTACACCCTTTATTAAATTACTGCCAGTCTTAAACTGGTCAACTAATGGCTGAATCCTTGCTTCTACACTTTCTGAAGCGGTGGGTGCCGCTTCAGTTCCAGTTGGAAGAGAAGTTAATCTAAATCCTTGTTTTGCATATTCTTCTGAATTTTCTGTAGCTTCTTTTCTTGTTACGTTTTTAACAAAATTACCTTCTTTATTTATCAACTGCAACATTGTTCCAGGACTACTGCCTTGTTTTAAAAAACTTGCATATTCGGCAGCTGTTGGAGTTGCATCTGTTAAAAGATATTCTTGATAACTTGTTGGAGCTGTAGTGGCTTGTTTCTGCCTAAGAGCTCTTATTTGTTCAACAGCAGCAAC